GTCTCCCCATTGGAAGTTATACAACTGCTGGGCACCAAAGCTGGCTGTGTTACCAGGACTGCCAGGTGTTTGATTTTGAAAACTCACTACACCACCTGAAGTGGCCAAGTAGTTGATTGTGGTTGCGACATTGGCCGCTATCGCAGGACTTTGCGGTGCGTAAACTTTGACGTTGGTGTTGGCCGACGTGACACTGTAAGGTGGTGCATTGCCGGCTGTTTGATTTGTACCTGTTAAATTGATTCCGTATATGGCATCTGTGTTGGCAGAGTTGATGTAGGTGTGACTGTTGGTGGTCCAACTATTGCCAGGATTGACTGCACTATTACCATCGCCATAATTGATCGTGTATGATGTAGCATACTGACTGGTGTTGGTCAATGTTACACTGCTGCCAGTGTCCAACGTTGTTGGGCTTGTGGTAAACGACGGTATCGGTAACGGAGTATACAGAGTGATGTAATTGGTGTTGGTAGATGTTGCTGTTGATCCTTTAGCTCCAACATTGGCATTACCGCTATAGGTTCCATTGGTGTTGTAGGCAGTATAGACCACTGTAAATTGTCCACCAAGCACATTGCTGTAGGTGTGTGTTGGGTTAGCCGATGTGCTGGTTGTGCCATCACCGAAGTCCCAAAGATAACTGTTTGGATTACCAATGTAGTGGCCAGTAAACGCCACACTGAGTGGACTTGGGCCCGATGTCACATTGGCTGTAATATAAACATTACCCACATAGGTATTACCAGCAATATTCAAAGCCACTTGGTTTAAATCGTCCAGGCCGTCGGTTACAAAAGTAGCAGTGGTCCACCCAGGATAAGCCACATTGGTTGTTAGGCTACCGTCAGTGGGTGTTCCTAATGGAATGGCGTTACCGATTACATTGCCAGCAACATTGCCAACTGTTTGATCTACATAAAATTTAGTTGTGGCATCAGAATTAGCCACTGGCTCAGCTAGGTTGTTAATATTAACATTGCCAGCACTGATATTGCCAACGTTGGAAATGATTATATTTCCAACTGTAAGAACTCCGGCTATTTCAAGTGCAGACGCAGGGCTATCAGTATTGATACCAATTTGACTATTGGCAACGTCGATATAAAGAGTTGGGGTAGAGTTTGCTGTATCAACAATAGACAGACTATTGCCGTCTCTTTCAAGAATGCTTGATAAAATCTGCCCTTTTACATAATTGACTGCCATAGATTATCCCTGTATAGGATATTTAGCCGGTTAGCTAGAGGTGTGAATTACATTAATTGGCACGGTATTGGGTGGTGCTGATGTAAATTCAATATCGTAACCACCATCGACCGAGTATGAAGTAAGAGGGTCTTGATAAATTGACCCTACAAATACTATGATATTTTCTGCTATGTCTTCTGGTATAGTCATTGTAAAAATTGTTTGCACTCCGTCACCTTCAAAATCGTCCACAGTATAGCTGACGCTGCCGCCAGTGCTGAGTGTGTTCCAAACTGTGCCATTGTAGAATTCTACAAGGCCTATTTCAGTATTATACCGAATCATGCCAAAATTTGCAACAATAGGACGTTGCGCCGACGATCCGGTGGGCATTACAACACCACTACTTCCTGACCGTAAACGTCGATTTTTTACAAAATATCCCATTAAATTGTTGTGTATGAAGTAACGGCATTAAGAGTATTGGCTGAAGAATTGGCAAAAATTGAATCACCATTCGCTAACAATAATTTTTCGCCGCCTACGTAAAGCTGATAGGTATCGCCACCTGTGGTGTTTGCAGCAGATAATATTTCAAGACTTGCTATAATAAGATTAACGTTACTTGGTGATGATCCACTTGGTACTACATAAACATTAGCTGAAACATCAGCATTGCCATAGTTGGTCATTGTTAGCCATGTAATGGCTGTATTGCCACCACTGGTATACACAGTGTTACCGGTTGTAGTTATATTAGATGTTGCTATTGTCATTGTTGTTCCTTAAAATATGATTGCAAATACTATGGCTTTGCTTTTGCTGACCAGCTCGTCGTTGGCTGAAGAGGATGTAAAGTATAGACCTGTTCCACCAGATCCTGTGACATTGCTGTATAGTGCCACAGCATTGGCCACGTTGGCTGGAGTGGCTGTATTACCAAATACTTGATAGCCCAACATGGTCAATTTGTTGTTGCCGTAATCAAATGTCAAGTTACCACTGGCACCAAATACACCACCTTGATTGAACTGTATCTGTGTGTTGGATCCAGCAGCATTGGCCGCTGACGCTGTGGTTAAAATATTAGCATAAGTTCCAACACCCAATCCTGATACATTACTACTGATCTGCCAGGCATTGATTGTTGCGTCAAATCTTAATCCAGCATAAAGACCGTTTCCGGTATTAATCCCGGCCAATAAACCCATGTCTGTAACAGTGCCAGTGTTGTTGGCGGCCACTACAATAAAATCGTCAACTGTGGTCAAGTTACCTGTGTAGGTCAAACTACCGTTAAAAACGGTATTGGCATAGTTGATCGTAAGTGTAGCAACCCCATTGTTGCCGGTTAGGGTTAGGTCGCCACTGGTATTCTTGTATGTAGACATCTCAGGATCCTTTTTGTTATTTATGCGGTATACAATAGTGAAAGTCATAAAAAATCCCCACCGCAGCAGGGATTTTTTGGACGTTACGCGAATTACGAAGTATAGTTCTGAACATCGCCCAAGGTCAATAGACCAGTGGTATTGGTCCAGGTTGAAACTTCTGCACCAGATTTAGCAGTTGTTGAAGTTTCTTCGCTGAATGTAAGGCCGCGTGTATTACCAGCCACAGTAACAATGTTGGCAGCACCTTCAGAAGCAGCCAACTGGAATGTTGTTGTTCCGTTAGTATCAACTACATAATAAACGGTTGGATCAACATAGCCAGTGATTGTGGCATTACCTGTTAAAGTTCCGCTGACATTGATAATTTGACCTGTTGTAAAGGTGCTAGCATTGGCCGTAAACCAACCTGCAGTATTGGCAACAGCAACACTGCCTAGTGTAACAGCAGTTGTTTCGCCGGCTACAAAGAAGTTAACTGCATAACGAACAGGTTGAGGACTTGTATTATCCCAAATATACTTGTTGGTCAAGCGACTGGCGTAAATTGCGCTGCCGTCAGCATTGAATACCATGTTCATTTCACCTGAGTTGATAGTACCACCTGCAACTAAATTGCATTGAGCAACCGCAGTAGCAGTACCAGTACCAGAACCCACGTCTGTGGCTGTGAACACAGTGCCAACTACTGGCACAGCAGGTCCGCCGATTGCTGTCCAATCGGTATCACCTACGCTAAGAATTCGATAGCTGTAACCGACTGTAAAACTTCCTGCACTGACCGAACTTGCATCTGTTACCAGATACTTGGTAGTGCCTTTTTGTGTAATAATGTAAGCGGCACCTTCTACACCATTGATGTTGGCTGTAATTTTAACTACTGGATAATCAGCAGTAGCAATACCAACATTGGCACCACCAACTACACCTAGGAATTCTGTAGAAGTTATTCCGGTCGGAATAACTGCGGCTGTTAAGTTACCAAAGTCATTGAAACCAATGTCAACGGTAGTAGATTGTTTAATTTTAAGTGGACGACCCATTTTGTTTTCTCCTTAAAGAAGTCCTATGTGGGTTCTAGCCCACTACGCAGGGGGTAAAGCCTGCATAAAACGCATGATTGCGTTGACAAGTATTTATGGTTAATATATATTTTACAGGTGTTGCTTTATATCATTAAATATGATCATGGATACAGAACTATTGATAGCACACGGCAACACTGCCAGAGAAGAAAACAACCCAGAACTGGCATTAAAATATTATGCCCAGGCCCTGACTGAAGATCGCCGTTCAGCATCAGCATTCAACAACTACGGAAACGTATTACGCGAATTGGGTGACCCGTTGGGTGCTATACCATTTTTACAACGCAGTATACAGCTGGCACCCACTCATCCAACTTCACAGTTCAATCTGGCTGTGGCTTATTTGTTAGCCGGTGACTATGCTCGTGGATGGCCACAATACGAAACTAGATGGAACTACGAACATCTTGCTGGCGAATTACCACAGTTTCCACAACCCAGATGGACTGGGCAAGACGTCAAGGGCAAAACAGTCTTGGTCACAGGTGAACAAGGGCACGGGGACAATATACAATTTGTTCGATTCATTGGCGACATCATTGAGCGCGGCGCACGGGTAATTTTAACGTTGAATCCAAATCTTCGCCCATTGTTGCTTGGTCCTAGTATTCCGACAATTCTGGTTGAAGGTGATCCGTTGCCTGAGTTTGACTACTGGACACCGATCATGAGTATTCCTGGAGTGATTGGAACTACAGTTGAGAATTTGGCCAATGTGCAATTCTATTTGACTGCCGATGCCAAATTGCAACAAGAGTGGCAAACACGATTAGGCCACAAGAACCGACTGCGTGTGGGTTTTTGTTGGAGTGGTCGTAGGGACACTTGGATCAATCGACACAAAGCAATGCCGTTTGAAACTATGTTAGAGCTGATTAAACGCAATCCCAGCTACGAATGGGTCAATTTACAATGTGATTGTACTGCTGATGAAGAAGCCCAACTAGTGGCCGCAGGTGTTCGAGCATATCCGGGTGCTATACGAAGTTTTGCTGATTCAGCTGCATTGATCATGCACATGGATGTGGTGCTGAGTGTTGACACTGCTGTGGCTCACTTGGCTGGTGCATTAGGTCGACCAGTCTGGGTCATGTTGAGTCAGTATGCACTTGATTGGCGCTGGTTACTTGACCGTGATTCAAGTCCATGGTACTCGACTGCTAGATTGTTCCGTCAACCTACAATGGGCGACTGGACCACGGTTACAGATAAAATACACAAATTTTTAAGTTGGTACAAGATCTAAAGATTAAAATACCGAGTCAATAAAATCAGAATCTATTCCATATTGCAACAAAATAGATCGTGTTAGATCTAAGTATTTAGGATCTGTAAATCTCCTACTGTGCATCCAAATAATTGCATTAGGATCTTGGCCAAAATTTTCCATGTCTAGTAGTATTTCTTGATAAGTTCGAACTGTGTTCCACCCACCTGCACATAAAAATGTATGAAAAGAACTTGGAAAGAATTTTATTTGGCTCTCTGGATCTTGCATTAAAAAAATATAATAACCATAATATTCACACCCAACAGGAAACTCGGTCCATTTACTATAATGACCAAATCGTTGATTGAGTGCAGACCAATAACGAGCAGTCTGCTGAACATTAAAAATATTAGGACGCAAGTTTACCATACCGGCATAGTGACCTATTGGTCCGTCTACTAATCCAGATAAATTATAACCCATGTCTACTAGACGTTGAGTATTGTCTTGGCAAGGAATTCTATATTCGGTATTCTGTTTAAATGTTGACAAATCTGTGGGCTTTAACAAAAAACATTTACAATCCCAGGCTATTGCATCATCAACAGTTGAACTAGCAATACGATAGATTAAATTAATTTGGTTACCGTAGTTGCCGTTGTCATAAGGATGGATTGTAGGGCAGATCTCTATAACCCAGTCTGGATCAAAAATTTCTAGTGCAATATTTTCAAAGACATCTACACTGTCGCCTGTATCTAAACAAACTAACAAATTTTTATCACCTTTCCAGTTTTTGTTCATGCAGTAACAAAACATTTTAAACTGTGGAATGTCATCAGTGAAAGTAGTAACTATGTTTTTATGAGTCATTTTTTTACTTATTTGTTAACAATATTGACACCAAAGAAAAACCTGCCGAAGCAGGTTTCTCTCCTTCCCATCCCTGGGTAGTTCTCTGATTAGGAGAATGACAAGTTCTGAACTGCGATCTCGCCAACATAGTCAGCTGCGTTACCGAAGCTGGATGCTGTGTTGGTCAACTCAACAAATCCATAACGTGTCATGAATGACACGACTGGTTCGAAGGTTGATGGATCAAGAACAACGCCACTGCTCATCAACGGAATGTATGGGCAATAGAACGCTGCGGCATCAGCTTCGCTTGTGCCCTTATAGCCAACCAATACACTAGCTGTATCAGAAGCATAAGAGTTAACAAACACACGCATTGCACCGTTCAATGTACCAACAAACTTGGTGTTTGTAGGTGCTTCGAATGTGCCTTCTGTTGTGCGAGCAAATGCACTAGTTGTTGCAGATTGCAACACTGTCAACGAGGCTGGAGAAACAACAGCCCAGTTACCAGCACCACGACGTGTGCGTTGTGCGATCAAGTTAGCAACACGATTGATCAACACTGCCAATGCGGCGTGTTCGTCACCAACGAATGTAGCTGTACCAGATACAGTAGCTTGGTTGTATGTATACTCTGTTGCGGCCAATGTGCTGAGTGACAAGAGAATCTCTTGGTCGATCTCAGCGGTAATCTCTTGAGCCAAAGCAGCCATAATTTCTGCTTCAACGTCAATACCGTGCATGGCTTGTGCATCTTGTGCAGATTCAAAAGTCCAACGAGCTTGTAACTTGCGTGTCTTAGCTTCAACAGCTTGTTTCAAGATCTGAACGGAAATTTGCTTACCGCCAGTACCTTCCATTGTTGCTGTGTTGTTACCTGTGTAACCAGTAGCTGTTGTAGTAGCTTGTGGCACTGTAGAGTAAGCAGTAGCAATAGTGAAAGGACTCAAAGCTTCAGAACCAGCTTGAACGCTAGTAGCGGCTGCTGAGTTGTCTGTTAAACTTTGTGCATAACGAACACGTAATGTGTGGATTTGACCTACAGGTCCTGTCATTGGCTGAACGCCAACCAACTCGTTAGCAATAACAGTTGGCATAACACGACGAATCACTGGTAGAATCACACGGTTTAATGTAGCGATGTTACCAGAAACTGTAGAACCAGAAGAAGCGTTCTCACGCAAATACTTCTTGGTATTTTCAAGGATTACACTCATAGACGTGCGCTTGGAACCAGAAAGGCCTTCCAAGAGTGCGTCTTTAGTTTCGTCCCAACGACCTTCTAATAATTCTTGTGACATTTAAGTCTCCTTTTATT